GAGTCATTTCGTCGGTTTCATCACCAAACGCGGGGTTATACCGCACACGGGTGATGCCGCGACCGCAGAGCTGTTGATCTTTAACCGCTAGACGCATGTACCTGTCAAAGTCGCACTCATCCATCGTAAATGACAGGCAGCGCTCTAATACCTCGGAGACTTCTTTGCCGATGGGATCAGCGTCTCGATACCGGCGGCGGACATCAGGTGACGGGCTTTGGTTATACAGCGTCGGGCAAATTGTCTGCACGTTGCTGTAGAGAATGTTAAATCGATTTGCGTTGTTATACCTTCCGGGCTGCGTGGAGTCGGTATTTTCATCACGATAACGCGCCTCAACATCTCGCGCTCGCTTGCGCCAATCGGCTTCCTGCTTGTCAGCCAAGTCCAGCTCAGTCACCCATCGGTTAACAACACCCGCTGGGCCTTTGCCCGCATCGGCAGGGACTTCCATCGAGCCGTCATTAGTGTAGTCGTTGTCAGGCATAACCTTTCGGCTCCGAAGTTAATGCTTTGATCATACTCGGCTTTGCCGCGCTTTTCTTTTTCCGCTTATCTGCGCCGTGAAAGTCCTGAGCGACGGACTGCGATATCCCTGCTTTTTTAGCAAAACCGGGGTTATTAGCAGCAGCGGCCATGAATTTGCGTTGTTGTTTGCTGGTGCTTGGCATTACCTAATCCTCTAGCAACTTACCAATAAACTCATCGACTGATGGCTCGGCTATTGCCTCGTCATTGCGTTTTAGGACTTTGGCGCGTCTGGCTAATTCATCGAATAGCACCATGTTACGGGTGTTTTTTCCCAACATCGTTTTAGCAATTTTACCCCATTGATGTTTCTTAATTGGCCCTCGACTTCCTTGATCGTAGTATTTGATGCCGGGGATGCCTAGTTCGTCAAGGTATTTACTAGCGACTTGTGCCGGCCGGACGGCCGTATGCCGGGTAGTTCCCGGCTGCAAAACACCCGCGATTTTGTCCCCCTCTAGTTCAACTAATTGTTTGTAAAAACTTTGTCCTGTGTAATCGTCCATCCAATCAGGGGCAGCATCTACTCCAAACGCTTCCCTAGCATCATTCATTTGTTTTTCAAATTGTTTGGCTGCTGGGGAATCCAAAATTACTCGCTTAACACTCTCCGGTTGCTTACTCAACGGCGCATCCCAATCCAGCATCTTGGCTATGTCTTCATCGGGGACATCTATTTCGTAAAGGTAGCCTCGCGATAATTCGCGATTCTGCATGATTGCATCGTCTAATATGCTTTCTGGGATATCGCGCATCGAAGCAGCGCGATAATGCATCCTTAGCCCAGCTTCCCCAGGTTTGTCTCCCCCCAGTGCCGCCTTAGTGATTTCCGCCCGTTCTTTTGTCGTTAATTTTCTAGGCATAACCTCGTCATAATATGGTTGCATTCTTGCGGAATCATAATTGACAGTTCGATATCCGCCAGCTACTTCGGGATTCTCAGCTACATACATTCCATGTCCGAAAACCTGAGCACCTTCACCTGTGCCTATCTTGGTGGGATCAAGTGCGTCAAATTTATGCGGGGAGCCTTGGTATGCAACCATTGCATCATCGAGCGCACCTGTATGTTGCAGCCTTTGGCCGAGCAACGCAGCGCCTATGTCATCCATCGATGTTGCGGCGTAGCCAGGGGCTTTCAAGCGATTCAGAGCCGCTGCGCCTGTGGCCATCGCCGCCGGTACTGCTGCTGCTTTTACAAAGGGAACTGCTGCTTTTGCGAGCGTAGCGGCTGAGCCAATCGGCAATGCGCCAGCCAGATCCAAAATTTGTGGCCTGATAATTGGATCGTTTGGCCCTGCGCCGGTGTACTGATGCGGAATACCTTCCGCCATTCGCCCTGTACGCTCAGGCGAATCGCCGACAATCAGGCGCTCGATAAATGAGCCGTAAGGATTGTCCGCCGGGAATATATCCTGCACTCGCTCCAGCATCGGGTTGAGTGTTGCCCCGATCCGCATGGGCATTGTTGGGCCAAGCGGTGAGGCACTGCCGGGATTAGCCAGCGTGCCTCTTTTTTCTTCGTCCGTCAGGGCATCGAGCATCGATCTAGGCATTAGTGATATTGCTCTGCTTTGCGCCGTCTGGTACTGGCTTTGACGAGATCATTCATTGTCATCGTGGAAAGTCCGTCAATCTCGATAATGGGATTCTCTTTCACGAGTTTAGCATGTGGCACATATGGCCGACTCATTAGCCCATATCGAGCTTCATCAGCGGCATGATCCTCAGCCGTCGTATCCAAATCCTCGGGACGGGATCTATCGTGCTGTAATGCCGGTACTGTGCGAATAAAGTCAGTGCAAGTCGAAAAGACGTACATCATCGGACGACGGCCATATGGCTCGCCTAAGTCCTCGCCCATCATTCTGGCGCGCATCTGATCCCATCCACCCATTGCACCACGACGCCCAACCCGCTTATTGTCCGCCCTACGCCAATTAATACGCATTCGCTCAACGATAGATGGCCCGCCATCCTGACTGAATGCGGCAGGATCGATAACGCTATATCGTATCGTATCACCACCATCGCGCTCTTTGATGCCTTCTGCGACTTCCTCCGCCGTTAGCTTCAAGCCAGTATCTGGCCTTGTAGCGCCGCTAGTGTCCTTAGCAGCGCCATACCACTCCCGATACCTGATAACGGCACCACGGGGAATCACAGAGCCGTCAGGGGTGGTATACAAGTCCGGACACACTGCCCACCATCCGACACTGAATGGTTTAGCAGATCCCCAGTCGCAAGATCTAAATCGCATCCAGTCATCCGGCACTTTGAATGGGTGCAAAATATGTTCATCAGGGTTCCAACAATCGAAGAATGCGCCATCGACTATCGTCCAATCGCCATGCAACCATGCGCGGACTAATTCAGCGCTACCGGATTGATACAATCGGGCGACGTATGTTGGATCTGACATTAGCACCGGATTATCAGATAGCTTGGCAGGAATGAATACGCGGGATGTACGCACGCGCTTTTTGCTGAATGGGTTTAGATAATCCTCCCAGATAATTTTATTGCCTTCGGGCGCTGGATCGATATATCGCGATTTCACCCATTGATGGCCGGGGCCGCCGGGGTTGCCGGTTGCGTGGAATTGCACGGGTATACCGGTCGCGGAGCGCAACGTAGCGCGCAATAGGTTGATTGGTTCAGGACTCGCCCAGTTCGTCAGTTCTTCGAAGAATAAGTCCGTGTAGCTATGGCCCTGATAGTTACGCGCATCTTTGACGTTTTCGAGATACTCAAAGCGCAAGCGAGCACCACTAGGGAATATCCATTGTCGATCTGCGTACTTTGCGCCTAATGGGCCATATATATCAGCACTGCGAGCTATAGCTTCACGTAGATCCTCACGGCTCGATCTGAAAAAGATACCGACGGCCTTTCCGTACTGGCTAGCCTTGAGTCCAAAACAGCCCAGGGCCGCATCCGTTTTACCGCCCCCTCTACTACCCCCGAAGAAAATCTCGTCAGCTGGGCACGATAAGAAAGCGGCCTGTTGCTTACTCATTGGTGCCCATGCAATCGGGCTAGTTGACATGCTCGATTACGCTTTCATCGTCCGCCATATGCGTAGCCCACTGCGCCGCCCATTCGTCTGGCGTCAATACTTTGTCGCTCACGACGGCGGTTGTCTTGATGCTAGCCACGACTTGAAGCGGCAACACTTTGCCTATTAGGCCAAGCATAGCGACAGGATTCTCAATTGCTTGATGTTGTAAGTATCCGACTAAGCCAGATCCGGGCTTAAGCTCGTCACCTGCACATTCGACAGCCATTAGGATCGCGTCCTTAAGCGCCTGCGTTGCCTTGTTTCTTGATCCTTTAGGCCTACCGCGTCCGGGCTTTGCGACATTGTTGTTTTTAGCTGGCCTGCCTGTCGGTACTTTCGCCATCATGTTCACCATGTTGCCTAATGAATTGCTTGCATATGCGCCGCACATTAACGCCAGGTTTAGTCTCACGCCACAGTCCGCCACGATAGTACATTCTCACCAATGCATTAGCGCCGTCGATATCGTCGCATATTGGCGTGTCATGATCTGCGATTACGAGCACAGCCGGTACTGTCGCGTTAACCGCATCGCACAATCGCTCAAGCGCGACACGCTGCCCATACTCGACTATCGCATTGCCAGACTTGTACTCGACTAAGATAAAGGCGCGCCCATTGTAGTCGATCATCGCGTCTATATCGGTTGGGCTTTTTCGCCCTGGTAAGTCTAATCCGCTCAAGTCAATAACCTGCGTTGCCTTGGCTCGATTACGAATGCGTCCGCGATTGCTATCGTGTAATTGCTCGACACTCATTCGGCGAGTATAGCGCGAGGCAAAATATAAATACATTCACCCCGTGTAAACGCTTACACTCTACCCTGATTCGGGTTAAGATAAGCACTCGATCAATCAATGCAAAGGCTACAACTAATGCAATCACGCGAAACCTACCTACATGAATCACTCGATCACCTACAACGGCGAGTATTCACAACCCACACGATCCCTGCCGATGTCCGCATCACTTGCGGTTGGCCGTCAAAAGGCGCGACAAGCAAACTACGCCGCATCGGCGAGTGTTGGCCGAGAAGCCGAAGCGCCGCGAACGTTAACGAAATATTCATTTCGCCAACTATCGCGGACACTGGCGAGGCGCTCGCCATACTAGTGCACGAGTTAGTCCACGCCATTGACGATTGCCAGCACGGCCACGGTAAACAATTCCGGGCGATAGCAATCGCGGCTGGCCTCGAAGGCAAGATGACAGCTACCACGGCATCGCCCGAACTAGCTGAAACGCTCGCCGACATTCAAACTGATATCGGCGACTACCCGCACGCGGCGCTAACACCACCCGGCCCAAAGCAAAAGAGCCGCCAGTTGAAGCTGTCATGCGACGATTGCGGCGCAGTGTGGCGCATGGCCAAAGCTTGGCAAGACAAGGCCACAGGATGCCCGTGCTGCCTGAGTGACAATATCCTAATCGGTTAATCATCCGGGGCGTTTAGACGCCCCTTTTTAGTTAGTGAACACTAACGTTAGTACCCACTAACTTTCGTTACAAAATAATTTTAATAAAACCCGAAAAAGAGTGAAAAAGTACTTGCACTCAACCCTGATAAGGGTATACTTAACAAACTAACAAAAGGAGAAACAAATGAAAACCAAACGCTCGATGAAGCTCAGAACTTGCAAGGAATGTGAGTCGGAAATCAACAAAGGCGATCAATACGGGCAACGATCAAAGCGGATCGGCCAAACGGGGATGACTTCTTACGACGGTACTGTCCACAACTGGGAGCCGTACTACATGAAAGTAGACATTTGTGCCGTCTGCGCTGCGGGGCCAACAAAATGAAAACTAAAACATACACTGCCTGGGATTTTGGGCGACAAGAAATAACAGTTTTAGAAATTTCAGGGAAATATTATTTAATAGTATCCGGAAATATTTACGAATACCCCACTGCCGAACAAGCGCATCATGAGGCCATTGAGTTAACGTCGTAAACAACACCCACACTCGCACCCCACAAAAGCCCGTCGATTCGGGCTAAGTGCGTGTAAACGTTTCCATTAATCAAAAGGCTACAACCTATGACTAAGCGCGACATATACCAGGAAATTACGGATGACATTATCGCCCAGCTTGAATCCGGCACGGTGCCGTGGGTTCGCCCGTGGCAAACTGTGAAGGGCGACGCCACGATCCCGACTAATTTCTCAACGGGCAAATCTTACCGAGGCATTAACGTTCCGGCGCTGTGGAGTGCGGGCACCCGCAAGGGCTACGCCAGCAATTTATGGGTATCTTTTAATCAAGCGAAAAAGATCGGCGGTTGCGTTCGCAAGGGCGAAAAGGGCACGGCTATCGTGTTTTGGAAATTCTCGAAAATCAAAGATCGCGACGATCCAAGCATAACGAAAAGTATCCCATTCGTTCGCCATTCGACGGTATTCAATATCGAGCAAGTCGACGGGCTACCAGCACTCGAGGAAATTAAGCAAACGTGGGATCAAATCGACAACGTCGACGATCTCATTGCTTCAACCGGCGCTGTTATTAATCACGGCGGAGATCGCGCTTGCTACATGCCCGGCCCGGACAGAATTAACATGCCGAATAAAGCCGGATTTGCTGATGCGTCAAACTACTACT